ATATACCGAAATTGCAAGCAACATTAAACATGGCTCTTGAGACACCTGTCACTGCCACACAAATATCCATGTTGGAAAATACAAGTTCGGAACTAGTAATATCATCAAACACTTCTGATAATGGACCGCTGGTTGTGGTACAAAATATGACAGTAAGAAATGATGATGATATTTATAGAATAAGTAGAGAATTAAATAATCTTATTCAGTCATCTCAGCGGGCAAAAGGGGTGAGATGATGGATTTTATATTCAATGGCATATCTGCATCGTCAATAGGGATAAAGGTATTGAATACGAAACGCTCTATTTTGCCTGATATACGTGACCAATACGAAACAGTTCCAGGGAAAATAGGCAGCTATTTATTTGCGCAGCCTTTCGGCGATAGAATAATTGAAATTGAATGTGCTTTTGTATCACAAACGGCTGATACGATATTGCAAGATGCACGGAAAATATCGGCATGGTTAAGTACAAACAAGAAGGCACAGCTTATACTTAGCAAGGAAGCCGACAAATATTATATGGCTAAGGTATCTAATAAGGTTGACATAGACCAGACGTTATATCTAGGACAATTTTCTATTCAATTTACATGTGAGCCATTTGCATATTCTCTTGACGATAACATACAACAATTTACGGCTCAACCTGGCGCAACGCAAGGCATATATAATAATGGCACTGCAGAAACAAACCCTGTCATATCAATAATAGCTGCTTGGGGCGATGTAAAGAATCCAAAGATAACATTGAACGATGTTATCTTTTTGTATAATGGGACCATAACGAGCAATAGTCAAATAGACATAAATAGTGAAACTTTTACTTGCTATAAAGGAATGGACCGTGACATAAATACAACCGGTGGTTATGATCCAGCAGAGGATTCAATATTGGCATTGATTGATGGAGAATTTCCAACATTGCAACCGGGACCCAATAGTCTCATATTCAATTGTGATAATGGAGTAAATGCAGATATAAAAATACAGTTTAAAGAGAGGTGGATTTAGATGGCACAGCAAAATGCAAGGCTCAATACAGATCTCGATAATAAGTTGACCAGCAGCTACTATGATGGTACAGACTGGTATATGCAAACTAAGGCAAAAGATGGCGCCATAGCAACATTAGGTACAACGACAGATGCCGAAGCCACAGGAAACGGTACGCTTATTGCTATAGTAAAACGACTTAGGACCTTATTTGGTGGTGGATTGCCATCGGCTTTAAGCGTCAATGGGAACCTTAAAACAGCAGTTTCTGAACCACTTCCGGCTGGCTCTAATATCATAGGCCAAGTGCAAGTATCGCAGTTACCTGCAATTCCGGCAGGCAACAACAACATCGGCGATGTGGATGTGGCTTCGACACCTGCAGATGCAACTCCGGGAAGTGCACATCCGGCTAAGGCAATATTGATAGCTGGTAGTGATGGCACTAATGCACAGCGAATAAAAACAGATACAAATGGTGTAGTTCAGGTTCAACTTGTACAAACTGCTCAGGAAGTCACTATGCTTGCATCTGCAGAGAGAACTGCATCCGGCGATACAAGCGCAATACCTGTGGATGTTAAAAAGTTCAAAGAAGCAGTATTCTTCTTGGATGTAACAGCTGCATCTGGTACAACGCCAACGCTTGATGTAAAAATCAAAACAAAAGATCCAGTTAGCGGCAAATGGTTTGACTTGGTATCTTTTACGCAGGCAACAGGAATTACGTCTGAAATGAAAGCTGTATCAGGTTTACTAGGATCTCAAATAGCAGCATTCTATACGATTGCTGGAGATACACCTTCTTTTACATTTTCATTAGGAGCGGTCCTGAAGTCTTAAAGGTGGTGAGGTGATTGATACTCCAAGAATTTAACAAAATTATAACTGGGCAAGAATTTAATAACGGTACTCTTAATAATGTTATTGTTTCAGACGACCATATTGAACTTGTAAAGATGGAACAGCAAGGGATAGTACAAAAAACAGAAGATTTCGAGGATGATACACTGCAGTTTGATTTCGTTGGTGATTGGGTTAGAGTAACTACATCGCCTCATAATGGGCAGTATTGTTATAGAAATAAGGACATAGGAGATAACCAATTATCACAAACTCAATTGACAGTTAATCTTATTCAAGACGGCATAGTTTCTTTTTGGTATAGAGTTAGCAGTGAGTCAGAATATGATAAATTTTGGTTCTATATCGACGGTTCGGAAAAGCTCGGGGGTAAGTCTGGAACGGTAGATTGGACTCAGGTAAGCTATTCTCTTTCAGCTGGTACGCATACACTTATTTGGAAATATACAAAGGATAGTTCAGTATCTTCTGGAGAAGATGGTGCTTATATCGATGATTTAGTAATTAGTGGTTTGGGTGGAATAACGTATGCGTACGTTCCGGAAGGTTCGGCCATATATCATATTCAAATAGAAAACTTAACTCAAATAACCGGAAATAAATTATTTTGGGATACTGAACAACCAGGCAATACAAATATAGAATTTTATGTTAGTAAAGATAATGTTAATTGGCAGCTTGTCTACAATAATACAAGTATAGATTGGTTAAATAATAGTCAAATAAGAGATTTTTATATAAAAGTATTGTTACAGACGTTAGATGATTCGATATCGCCTATTATAAGCAATATTAATTTCAGTGCATGGAATGAAGTGCAATCTTCTCTAAGGCAGAAAAAAGAATTTATAAAGCTGTTTGACCTGCATGGCAATCTGGTAGCAATACTTGAAAATGCTTACAACATCGTTATAGAAGAAAAGTTAAATGATGCAGAAATATTAACATTCTCAATACCCTATAATGATCCAAAATCGCAATATATTAAGCACGATGAGGAGATTATTTATGCTGGCAAAAGATATATTATCACTCAAATTGTTGATGTCCGAGATGATTCAGGTAAAGAAACAAGGGATGTTACATGTGAACTCGCCTATATTGAATTGCTTAATTCAACGAAACAAGGCGAGTTTCTTATTGATAGAAAGAGTGCTATAGATGGATTAAAGCAGTTGCTAACTGGTACAAGATGGACAGTCGGAACGATAGAAGCAGATGCTGATAATATATATAGCTTGAAAGAAGTGGATAAAACTGTCCTTTGGTTGGTCCGACAATGGGCAAAAATAACAGGATTAGAGATACAGTGGGATAGTATAAATAGAAAAGTAAACATGCTGCAGCAAATAGGTAGCAATAGAGGTGCTGGATTTCGGTATAAGAAGAATCTAAAATCAATAAAGCGAACTGTAAAGCCACCTGAAGCAACGGTGTTATATGCGTATGGAAAGAATGGTCTTAGCATTGCGGATTTTAATGATGGAAAAGAATATTTAGAAGATTATAGCTGGTATACATCGCAAGGTTTGACTCTCACGGAAGCAAAGCAAAAATACAGAAAAGAGTACATCTGGCAAGATGATAGGTTCCTGCTCGCTCAAAATTTGTTGGATGCCGCAAAAAAGAAGTTAGCTGAATTATCACAACCGATTATCAGTTATGAATGCAGTGTTCTTGACTTATCTTCAATAACAGGTTTAAGCGAGGACAAATTTTATATTGGAGATACAGTTAGAGTTTATGACAGCGAGCTAAAAATTGATGTAATGACAAGAATATTGCGGTTGAAGCGGTATCCTCAAGAGCCTTGGAAGAATGAAGTAGAGTTAAGCTATATTATTCCAGGGCTACAGGATACTGAAGAACAATCTATATCATCTGATATTGCTGCAGCACAGCCAAGTATGCTTTTTGCGACAAATAATGATACATTGACTATTACAACAACACAGCAGTATCCAGTTTCGCTCTCTATTACGAATTTTAGTAGTACAAATGCGCAAATAGGGTTGATGATAATAGGACAAGCAAGCACTAATTTAGTATTGACTATAAAATTCTTCCTTGCAGGCACTCAAATAGGGCCAACAATACAGCAACAGTGCCAAACGGGATGGAATACTATAGGAGTTCCATTTGTTTTAGCACAAATACAGCAAGGTTCCGCTATGCTGGATGTGCAGATATATACAAGTACTGGAACATTTACAATAGCAGCACAACATTTGCAATTCTATGTTTATGCCACAAACTTGCTTGGTGGAGTTAGCTCTGAAGCTCCAAGAGTCAACTGGGAGGAAAACATTGATGTTAAAGTATTACAGCTTAATATGGTAGCTTCGGCTGAAACACAATTACCTATTACAATAGGCAATGAGGAAGTCATAAAACTAGAACAAATTGCAACAAGTGCAATTGTTACACTTAGTTAGGAGGTGCTAAATTGCTATCTAAAAGTTATGTGAAAGATTATAGGAAAAACATTGAAGTTGTATCTTTTAAAGAAAAATTTTCAAAAATTCGAGGGCTTGTAACTGTTGAATTGTTTGACGCAGCGACAAAAAAGAAAGTTCTTGAGGCGAAGACAGAAAACCTTATTACAAGCATAGGATATAATTTTTTAAGATGGGCAATACAAGATAGAATTATACAAAACTCTTCGGCTTCAAAGCCGAGTTTTAGCAATGTATTTAATCAAATTCAACTCTATTCAACATCGCAAATTGAATCAGATGACTTATATCCGGAAACGGGTAATCTGATAGGCTGGGCAGATCAAACAGCGTACGCAGGTTCAGACACATTGAGAGGTAGTTTAAATGTTACAGAAAGTAATTTCAATTTTGATAGATATATGAGAATGCATTTTGTATTTGATTGGCCAACTAATGCTGCAAATGGAACATTTCAAACTATTATATGGGCATATTCGAATCCATTACAATTTGCGTGGTATAGTTTTTCAAGTCCAGATAGTTCTCCATATGGTTTAGCATGGGATGGCACGAATTTGTGGTTAGCAGGAGACTATACTAATAAGATATATAAGTTAAACCCATCAACAGGCGCAGTTATAAGTAGCTTTGCAAGTCCAGACTCTTATCCTACAGGTCTAGCATGGGAT